CGCCTTTGTAGTTACGGTCTAGTTCTCCGACAGATTTTCTTGTCTTTTTATTAGATGCGTCTACTCCGTCTAAAGCGTCACGAAGCTTTTTGGTAGACACAGTAGCTTTCTGCATTTTGCCATTAACTTCAATGTCTATTGTAATTTTCTTTGCCATTAGCCTTGTATATTATGGGCGTAATTTTTTCCGCCGCTTTTAGCTTTTCGCTGGTCTGCTTTTCGCTGTTCAATAGCTTTATTTGATCTATAAGTCACTAGCTCATTTTCATATATTTTCATTAAGTATAAGATCTCTTTTTGATTTTCAATACCATATAACTTAAAAAAATACTCTATGCCGTGCCAGTGTTTCCCCATGTATGTACCGCTCATTCCTTCCCAATAATCTGGTAGCAAGCCAAACATAAAAAATGCCACTTGAACTTCTTCGGGAAAATCCGAAAGCTCGAGCGGCATTTTGGCAGGGTCTGGTTCTTGACCTAGTTGTTCACATAGTAGTAGATATTTGTCTACATCTACTTTAGAGTCCGACTCTTTTACAAAGCGGGCTAGAAGAGTTCGTACTTCCTCTAGCTGGTCACTGTAAAATTTTCAAGATCACCTACAGTTTCTGTTACCCAAGTATCAAAAATATTTGAGTTTTTCATAAGAAGCTCTGCGTTTTCTTGAGTATAAGGAAGCTCATCTTCAGGGTCATAGGCCGAGACATCTACCAAAAGAAGCTCTTCTAGGTATGAAAACTTCAAGCCAGACCATGTTTTAATTACACCTTTGCAGTATTCTACGAGAAACTTTTCTTCGTCTAATACTTCTTCAGGTTGTCGAGTTCGCTTATCAAATTTAGTTGTTACACACTTTTTGCGTAATTTTAATAATTCTTCCCTACCTAAGTAACACAGGCTAACTTTCATACCTGAGTATCCTGGAAAGTCAATAGAAACTGTTTTACTGGGAGTCATAAGACTCGCTAAAGAAATGGGTGAATCAGTCATTTTGTATCCTTATAAGAATGTAAATTTATATTCTGTAATTATAGGGGAAAGGAGGTGAGATGTCAAGAGTTATTTTTTACAGGAGTAAAGAAAAAGGGGCCGTAGCCCCTTAAAGTATAATTATTGTTATTAGTCTGGAAGAACTCCCGCGTACTTAACAGTAACTTCATTTGTTCCGGCGATTGTAGAAGGCAGAGCCTGGAATGTGGTTTCTAAAGAAATTACATCCTCTACAGTATGTGCTGGAATTTCAAGGTGAGCTGTTGGGAAGTTAAATTGGTAAACAGGAACACTTGAAGAAGTGCTTACGCCTCCTAACTTAAATGTAACATCAAAAGAGTTTACAACTTTTGTTCTTGCTGCTGCAGATGTTAAATCGTTGAAGAAATCAGTTGATGTACCTGTATTAGTCCCTGAGTCAAGACCTAGATAACAGTTAAATGAACCACTTACTGATCGAGCACCTGTAACGTGACCAATTGGAAGGTTTACAGTACCAAGTGTTTCTGGAGTAAGGAATGAAATATTATTTGAAATAGTAATATTTCCGCCTGTAAGAGTTAGTGTATAAACACCACTACCAGAGCCTGGGAATGTAGTTGTATCGCCCGCAGTAATTGAAAGCTGTGTTAAACGATTACGAATATAATTGTTTGTAGAGTTAATAGCTTCAAACACTGTACGAGTAGGCTTACTATCTTCTGTAAGAGTTTTACCGAAACCAGACCATGCAATTGTAGCAATTCCATCCACATCAAAATCAACTGATGCTTCATTTACTACTGCTTCTGTTAGCTTGTAAACAACAGGGTTGGCTCCCCCATCATCAAGAGAGAAGTAAATATTACAGGTACCAAGAGTTGCTTTATTTGAGTTTGCAAAAGAAAGCTCGCTTAGCCCCGTACTTGCAGTAGTATTGGGAGAAGCAGTAGAACTAAAAGTTAGTCCTGTAAGAGCGCTTGCTGTAGATCCATCAGGCGCTGTATAAGTTGCAGCACCTGCCATCAAAGCCCACAAAACTTCTTCTACTGCGTGATGTCTGTCCGTACCGTCTTTTTCTGCATTACCTGCAGTATCTGATCCTTCTGAAAGGAAGGGACGAGCATAAGTACTAAAAGACCACTCAACAGGAGCCAAGGAGTCATTAAATACTCTTCGTCCACGCTTACTCGAGCCTGCAGTATCTTCCATCTCTGAAAGAGTAACTTCGGTTGAGTTATTTGCTTGCGAGAAGCTAAAGCCATCTAGTACAGGAATTTCCCATACACTAGACCCGATCTCGATATACATTTTACTGTCTCTACTGAAATATAAAGTATCGACTGCCATAGTTTATCTCCTATGTAACTTGAAAAGACTTGGACGTGAACATTTGTTCGTGCCAGTATTTTCTAATAACGAACCTCTATCTCGATTTCACCGACGCCTAAAGGATCGAGTACACCTTCATCAGTTACAATACTGATAATGGTAATTTGCTGAGTATTATACTCGTTATTCATTGCATCATAATATTTAAGTCTTGAATTATCTTCAACAACCGTTTCTATGTCTTCCATTAAAAGATTTAATGCTTCTGTTGCATCTGTATCATCTGATACATAACAACGAATTGTAATACTTAAAAACCGGTCTTTATAACCTCCGGCTTGGTAATCTCGACTTTCTGTTCCTGCATTTAAGTGTATTGCAGGAAAATCTTGTACTTCGTCCCAAAACTTTAATCGTGTTTCAACGTTATTTGCTACATCTGTTAAGAAAGCTCCAGAACCATCAATATCTTTTAACTTTGTTGCAAGAGCATTAAGTATGTTAGAGCGTCTTGAAGTGTAATTTCTGTTATTTGTCATTTACACTCTCCTAGTATAAAAACGTCCAATAGCAAATTCAGCAGCAACTTCTCTTATTGATTTATTAATCAAATTCCGTGGGTCATACTCCGGACTTCCTTGCTGGTACCCCGACTCAAAAGTTTGATAAGGATTCTTTTGATAAGTATACCCTACACTTGGAAACCCTTGAGCTGTTTTAGTAATGTCTGTTACTCTTACTGAATTTGCAAACCTTCCTGTTTGATTACTCAATGCAGGAGGCCCCATATTATTTACAATTGCATCCGGTAGCTTTTGATTAAACATAACTACCAATTTTAACATATCCGAAGCGCCTGTATCAGAACGCTTTTGAGTTTTTCTTTTTTGTACAACTCTTTTTCTGCCTGTAGCAGCTATACCTCCTGCCGCAGGTGTTTTACGCACAGGGCCTTTTTTTAAAGTATTTGACCTTTTCTTTGGCTTCTCTACTTTAAACGGTGTTACTTTTACGCCTTTCTTTTTTAAAGGTTTAAGTAATTGTTCATTGATTAGATGTTTTGCAGCTCTTTCATCAAAAGGCTGACTACTTTGACCAGAGCCTAAATCAATTCTTCTATTATTTAACTCATCAGCCAATCTTCTTTCTAGCTCAGGTCTTAAATTACTCCAGTCATTTGAATCTTCGCCTGGCTTATTGATTAATGTTTGTCCAAGTTTTCCTACAACACTGATATTTCTGTTAGAGTAGGAGTCATCAATACTCCAATTAAATTCTACCTCATCTAACATTTGCATAATTACATCAAGCGCTGCTTTCTCTGCTGCAGTATCCGGCTCTAAAGTTAAATTGTCTTTTAAGTCTTCTAGTATTTGAACCCCTACAGTTTTTCCTACGTGCAAAAATTGAGTACGCCTAGTAAAACTTTTTCGCTCCCGACCTTTAATTATATTTTTAAATAATGTATCGCCCGCACTACTTGTTAAACCTTCTAATATTGTATCTTTAGCTTTAAACGCATGATTTCTGGGCTGTAAAATAGTTATAACGTTTCCTGTAAGTTTTGCTTTATACTCTGTTTCGGATACTTTTTTGTTATATGTATTTACAAATTGATTAAAAATTATTTCAGCAATTTTTGATGCTTCTTGTCTTAGTCTTGTAGCTGTAGGGCTACTTCCCTCTAAAACATTTTGAGCTGCCTCTCCTCGAGTTACTCCTTGTGCTCCGGAAGCTACTAATCGCTTTCGCTCTGTAGTAACCGATTTAGACATTCTAATTGCTACATAATTGTAAGAAATTATGCTTTCAATATCTGCTTTTGTAATCTCAATATAGTGCAGTCCTGCTCTATCAATATTTTCTCTTGCTTTTTTATTGATATGATTCTTTCTTGCCCTTTCGTAGGTCTCTTCAAGAAGTTTATCAATAAGAGTACTAGCCATTAAAAGTTTTTATACATATCAAGCACTCGCTTAATATGGTCTGGGAACGCAACGCTATCTCGTACACTTGATGTACTTTGATTCTGAATACTCGCTCCGCCAAGAGTTCTTCGTTCTTTGTGCTCGTCTTTCAAGTAGTATGTAACTAAATCTACTACTGCAAGTTTTAAGTCTGACGGACACGCAGAATATCCTGCCGTGTACGTGACTTTTACTGCACCAGCTCCCATGGGCCAGTGCTTATAGGTAGATCCTGTTACGTACAGTACACTATCCGTCGTCGTGTCTAGATAATAGTCTGTAGTTGGCACGGTGGTGTAACTTTCCGTAACAGAATCTCTTTTTTCTACAGAAACAACCGTATTTACTGGACTCTCTGTTAATTGAACAACGTGTGTTCCCCAGTCAATATTAAATGTTTCAACTTTATTTGTTGAGTAGTAATCAATAATAGAGTTACCACAATAAGTTTTTACTAATTGACTCACTGAAGGCACTAAAGAGGCAAGACGCAAGTCTTCTTTAGGGCTTGCAATGCCTTCTGCTTCTTTATATTCTGCAAGAGTAATTAAATCTGCCATAATAAATCAATTAGTAAAAACTTGGGGAGGAAGCCCTCCCCAGTTTATTAGCTATAGCTATTAAGCTACTGCGTTGAGTCGAACTACAGAAACGTCTGTTGCAGTGTCTGCTACGAGCTGGTTAAAGCCGAGAGACTGAGTAGCAACGATAACGTTACGCTGGTTCATTACTTCGTAATCTTGCTCTACGTTTACACCGCGGAGGCGTGGAATAGCAAAGTTACGAACGTTGACTGCGAGACCAACTGCAGCGTTGTCAGCTTCCGCAGGGAAGTTGTCAGATACGATTACGGGAGTACCGAAGATCGCACCAACCTGACCAGTGATCTTGGTCGCGACGTCTGAACCTACGTCTGTGATGTCCGCGAAGCCTGCATCTGCAATCAGGTCGTAGTAACGCTTCTGTGAAACTACGTATACGAGCTCTTCTGGCATCATGCCATACTTACCCATAAGCTTACGAGCTGAGAGGAAGTCAGCTGCATCTACTGAAGTAGTTGCGAGAGCTGCTGCTGATACTGAAGTATCAAAGATGTTAGTGCCGGCGAGCTTGATGAGACCATCAAAGTCGTCAGAACCACCAGTAGCTACGTGGTTGAGCAGAGCATCGTCAACTGCGCGAGCGTGAGCACGTGCAACTGATTCTACAAGCATAGGCATCAGGTTGATGAGTACTTCCTCGTCAACGTGGTTATCCATCAACGTGGTTGAGATCAAACGATATGCCTTGAGTACTACCTGTGCAGGCTGAGGAGCAGCACCACCGCGAGTAGTCAAGTTGCCAGATGTAGCAGCGCCAGTCTGGAATGTAGCCAGACCAGTGTCTTGCTGGATTGGCAATACTTGTGCTTGTGAGTTGATCTGGATCTCACGGAACGCACGTGCGAGGCGAAGCTCACGCATGATTTCCTTCTCGATTTGACCAGAAACTTCAGTAGCAATGTTTGGAGCAGCAGAAGCGTAAGTTACGCCAGCCTTCTCGATTACATCACGACCGTAAGCAGTGTTCTCAAGACCCTTGCCAGTCATCACACCGAGGAGGTGTGCGTGCATGAACTCTTTGCCCCACTTAGTGATTGTGTCACCGTCAGTGCGGTCAGCGAATACACGCTTTGACTCACGGATCTTAGTGATTTCCTCACTCTTCTCTTCGAGCTCCTTCTTATACTGAAGGATAACCTCGTCCATCTTAGCATCTTTCTCTTGAAGCTTAGCTTCAACGTCAGCCAAGAGGCGCTCAGCACCTGACTCGATACCAGTTTTGATTACAGTCTCAACTTCAGCCTGCTTTGCGGCTTCAGCTTCTGCTGCTTCTTGTGCTGCCTTAGCTTCTGCTTCAACAGCGGCTTTTTCTTCCGCCTGACGGATTGCAATTTTAGCAGCAGTCTCATCCGCTACCTTCTTAGCAAAAGCCTCCAGGTCGATTTCGGGAGTGTTTACTTCCGACATTGTCATCTCCTTTTGAACTGACTTTTCAGTTCCATCCGGTGTATCACTAGCTTCAAATGAATCTTCATCTTGAGCCAGAGACTGACCGGCTAGATCTACACTATTAGTGAAAGTTTTTTTGAACTCATTATATTCTTCAATAGAATCAAATGACTTCGCGAGCGAAAAAGTAGCTGCTTGGTTACAAGGTACCGATACCACTGATACTTCAAACAACTCAGCATCCTTAATCTTTAATCCATCGGTTTCCGTTAGGTAATCAGCATCCTTGACTCGGAAACCAACAGAAAAAGCTCCAAGAATGCCTTCTTTTACAAGCTGCGCCACATGATCGGGCGCAGATTTAGAAATTTTAGCCTTGAGTTCGAGACCGCTTTCAGTGACTTTAAGTCCTGTAGCGCGTCCGATAGGCTTGTTATAATCGTGATTGAAAAGAATAATAGGATTCTTCTCAAAGTTGTTTAGACCACCTTTAGTCCATGCTTCTGCAGAGATAGTATCCCCTGCGCGGTCGAAGTCAGCGGTACTAGCCATTCCACAAATGTGAACGCCACCGTCATCTTCGTCCAAAGCCTTAAAGGTAGAAGTAAGGTTAAAGATTTTTTCCATTAGTCTTCACTCTTTGCTTCTGCTTTTGCAGGCTTGCTCGGAGCAGCTTTAGGCTTCGGAGCAGGTTTTGGAGCAGGCTTAGGTGCAGGCTCCGGTTTTTTCATAAGGTCTGGGTGATGCTTCTTTAGTGCATGAAGCAAATACTTCCACGCCTTAAAACTTCTTTTTACTGAGATAGCGTGTACCGCGTCTTTTGCTCCAATAATGTCAACATAAGACTTATACTCAATATCAAGAGGTAGTTCAAAATCTTTGAAATGCTTATAAGCAATATCTAATACTTTTTGCTTTTGACGCACTGCCATTTATTCTTCTCCTTCTCCAGACTCTGTGGGTCTGCCACCTTCATCAGGATTTGCTGCACTTCCTGCAATATTCGCAGGTACTCGCAAATCATCGTATCCTTCAATGGCTTCAAATCCTAAAGCATCTCGTGCTTCGTTTGGTGAAATGATGCCTGTATTTACTAATGCAGAGTAGTACTGAGACTGGTCTCGTAACTCTGGCTGCAATGCTGGAATATCTGTAATATCTTCTGAAAGAGCAAAACCAAAGAATCTTTCCATTGCAAAATTCATTTTACGAATAATAGGAAGAATCGTCTCAAGGTAGTACATACGCATATTTGGACGAATGTTCGCATTATTTCCGGAGTCCAACATAATCGGTGGGATTCCGAGCGCTTTCAAGATAATCTTTTCGTTTTCTGCGATTGCTGTTTGAAAGTCTAATTCTTTGAAGTTTATATTTGAAACCTTATCAATTTCAATACCGCCGTCAAGAATAAGAGGTCTTCGTCCTCCTGCATCTGGTCTGTATCGTGCAGTCCAAGATTGTATCATTCTTTCTTTAATCTTTTCTGACAGAGTATTTGGTGACTTGAGTACTAGACCTGGAACTGCGCCATTTTTAAAGAAGTTATCTTGAAAGTCCCGCATACTTCTCATAAGTACCATAGTTCGTAGTGCGGGTCTGAGACGAGAAACGCCTCTATAGATAGAATAGAATGAATTGTCCTTAACGTGAATAATTTCGCTTGGCTTATAATCAATTACTTCATTAAAAGTATATCTCTCAACATATGTTGTATCGCTTGCTTTTACAGTCATTTTATTTGCTGGCAAGTGATACATATGTACGCCGTCAAAATAAATAAAAATGTTTCCGTCCAGCAAATAATCAGTAATTAAGTTACGACGAAAAGTACTGATGTCTTGAAAAGGGTTTGGTTCTTTATTTAAGAGTAACTCTACTCGAGAACGCTTAATACCTTTTACAACACTGTTCATGCCTTGAACTTGTCCGCCTACAGAAATTGGAATCTCTGAAGCATCATCTACAATTAAGTTTACACCACGATTTACGATTTCAAGATCTTCGTACGCTCTTTCGTAGTTTATTACTCTTTCGCGAGACGGTTCTATTTTATGGTCAAAGTATTGTTGAGCTGGATTTAGTTTTTCTTCTGTATCCGGCTTTCGTCCAATTAGTCTGTCATACCATGCCATGTTTGTCTCTTTGAATCTCTACCCAGCGCATTTGTTTCTTTGCAGTTACTAGGGCTGGATTTCTGCCATACAATCTATGCAGTTCCAAATGATGTTTATGGCAAAGTGTCACTGTGTGCTCGTACAGCTCCGCCCATTTATCTTCTATAAACTCGTCTCGCCAGATTACAATATACTCGTCCGTATAATGCGCAGGTCTCTCTTTCTGCTTTACTTTTAGCCAGTCTCTTAGTAGAGGCGCTAAAGTGTAAAAGTGGTGAAAGTCGAGTTCTGTGTCAGCGCCACAAATGTGGCATTCTGAACCTTTTTCATACTTTGATTTAGCTCGATCTCTTATGTATTTTACCGGATCTCTTTTCAGCTTTTTCATTTTGAATTATAGCCCTTGTAAGATAAATTGTCAAACACTATTTTTTGTAGGTCTCTTTAAAACCCAGTCTGACTTGTTTCAAACGAATATAGTGCGTATCGAAGAGCATCAGCCATATGCGATGCTCGATTATGTTTTGGCTTCTCTTTTGCTAGATTAGGATTAGGATCCCATTGGTATTGATCAAGACAAGATAGTACTTCACCGCATCGCTGATCAACCATGAGCTTATCATTGTCAACTATTCCAGCTACGTGTGCGATTCCATCTAATACTGACTTTTTTGCATTTACAGTACTAATATCGTAGTTTTGTGCGAAGTCAAATCGAGTTTGCTGTGCTGCGGAATCTATGTAAATGTAATCGATGTCCCACTTGTCAACCATTTCACGAATTACACTGGCATGTTGCTCGGTGGTCTTTTCGGCATCAAGATACTCATCTAGTACGTGATATACTTCTTCATCCCAATCGTACGCTATGACCATAAAAGCAGTTGGGTCACGATAACCAACGTCGAGACCAGCAAATACATCCATGCGGCTAGTATCAAGCTCTTCATTATTGGCGATACAGGTTTCGTGATTGAAGTTCCAAATTTGGCCTTCATAAGTGTTAAAGTCCGCTTCATATTCTTGTCTAAATTCTGCATCGGACATAGATTTTTTAGCTTCTTGTATATCCAACTCAGACATACGCGGATTATCTTTATAAGTAGCTCGTATCGAGCACCACTCTGGAAACTCATCATTAAATCCTCTGTCAAAAAATTCTGCAAACCAGTTGTTCCTGCCTCGAGGAGTGGAGATAAAGAGAGCTTTTGAATTATCTTTATCCAAAGTAGGTCGAAGTGCAACATTAAAGGCATCTTTGCCGTCTGCCAACGCCGCCTCGTCAAATATAATTAAGTCGTAGCTACGACCTACGCAAGAATCAACCTGGTTTACAGAACCCATTCGAACTGTTGAGCCATTTGTGAGCTCAATAACTTTATCTTTTGCATTATCTTTCGCTACCTCTAGATCAAAATGCTTAATTAGATTTCTTTGTAAATCAAAAGAAATCTGAGACAGCGAGTAATTGGGGGACATGATTAGAATGTTGGAACCGGGAACTAACGATACTAGTTGCCCGATTATGTTTGCGATATATGTTTTGCCTTGCCGCCTTGAGACTGCTGCACAGACAAATCTGTACTTAGGATTATTGATCGCATTTATGATTGCTACCTGAGAAGGTAAGGGTGTAACGCCCAACAGACTCAGGTAAGGGTCTGTAGGCAGCTTTAAGAAGCGTGTCTCAGATTGTAAATCTAGTATCTCTCCGCAAGATACATCTGCTCGACTAATTTGAACAGCCATAATTTAGTCCTGTTTTTGATCGTCAAGAACTTCTTCATTTCGCTCAATCCAATCTTCAGAGTCTGTGTCTTCATCGCCTTGTGTAGCTTGACGATAATAAATAATAATTTCTTTTTGCTGACCAATATATCTCTTCAGCTCTTGTAAATTATACGCCATGTTTTCATAGTCTTGTGGCGTAATACCAAACAGCACGTAAGTACCGCTTTGCATTTTTTCTAGCTTTTTTACTTGCTCTTCGAAGTTCTTTTCTGTAATTACAAAAAACTCTACATCTTGCAAGTCAATTGCTTTTGGTAACGGAGGTTGATATATCTCAAGAGTCTTATACTCCGTTACTGTTTTAATAATCGGTTCTGGTGCTGGTAGAGGCTCTCGCATTGGAAGATAAGAACAACCTGATAGTACTGAGATTAGTAAAATACTACTGAGAATCCGCATTTTCTACCTCCTTACTTGCCTCTTCAATAGAACGAAATACTGCTTGTGTTCCTTTGTTAATCCTTGGTTCAATTAACCCAGGTTTTGCTCTTGCAAGACGAGTCATATCGTGACGTTTGAAAATAGATAAGTATCCATCCATTTCTTGTTGCATAGCATTATTCTTTTCTGTCAAGTCTCCTACTGCTTTTAGCTGAGACTGTAAGTTTTGTTCTGACCGCTCTCGTGCTGCCTGCTCTCGTTCAAAT